GATATCTCCGTCAAATTGATGAGCAAAGTTGCCAACATAAACTGCGCGATTAAGACGCGCTAGTGCGCCTACGGCTACTATTTGAATTCTTTGCGTTAGAGCAGTAGATCCAGATGCCTGAACTGTAATTCCTAAATCTGTTATAAATCCACCAAATAAAGGCACAAAAGTATTTGTTGAATCTTGGACCTCAATCGTAACTGTGTTATTGATTTCAAAAGAGACTGCTGTTTCTGAAGTTTCAATTAAGGTTAAATTGCAATAACCAGCGCTGGGCTGCGAATAAATATCTTCTCTGCCAGACCTTATTGTCAGACCGCTTAAGGTCGCGCTAGTAACTACTAAGTTATTTACTTTAACCCGATAAACGGGACTCCAAGCGGTCATTGATTAAACTGACTTGCGCCAGAACCAGTCCTACTTTGTGAGTTATTTAATGCCAAAATCACTGCTCGGCTAAATCCTTCTTCATCAATCACTGATGGAGCATTGACATTGATTATAACATTGCCGTTTTCATCAGCTTGCCTAAATCCGCCAACATTAAATGATCCTGTACCTGCGATTCTTTTTATAAAATTTGCTTCAGTAACTTGTTCAATCAAAGTAGGTGTAGGATTGGCCGAGCTACTTGAGATTCGTCCGCTAACTGGATTGCCACCTACTCGCGCAGAAGTTAAATTAGAACGCGTTGTATTTCTTACATCACTTACTTCACCAGCTGCGCCTACCCCTGTGCCACCACCAGGGAAGAATAGTGGAGCTTTTGCCTCTGGAGTATCATTGCTTCGTCCAATTGCATTTGCTGCAGATAAAACGGCTGCACCTACGGCGGTTGCTCCAACGCCGAGTAATGGATTAATAGCAAAGGATTGAGCTATACCAGCGACTATTGCGCTGCCTTTTAATAGATTGTAGGCTTTTATTAAACCATTGATCAATAAAATAATTGCAGTTACACCAGCAGCAACTTTATTTGCCACAAAAACCGCAGCTATGACTCCAGCCAAAACTATTAACTCATCCTGTAATTCAATTACTGTGTTGATAAAACCTCTAACTTTTTCACCCCATTCAAGGGCTGTCTGCTGTGAATCGGTCAAAGATTCGTCAAGGCCACCAGATCCCGTCAAGCCAGCTATAAACGAGTCTAAAGCTGGTATAAAGTTTTCTAATATCCAAGCAGTCAATTCTTGAACAGCTGGCAATAATGCAGCCCCAATAGATTCCTTAGCTTCATCAAGAGCAATTTTGACGCGCTCCATTTGAACCTGTGTGCTTTCTGCTGCGTTCTCTGAGAAATTGCCAAAAGTGTCAGTAAGTGATTGGACTGTTGTATCAAAATCTTGCGACTTAAGAGTAGCTGCATCGATACCCAGACCCAATTTGCCAAGTGCTGTTGTATTGCCATCATAGGCTTTACCTAAAGCGTTAGTAACTGTCTCTAAAGGTTTTCCCGTTGCTGCTGTCAAATCTAATGCCAAATTCAGTAGTTTTTGAGCATCCTCAACATCGTTGGTTGAACGGACTAATCGGCTAAAAGCTGGGCGCAATTGGTCATCAGTAATGCCAGCAGCGATGGAAGTTTGTGTTATGTATTTCTCAACGCCAGCAATTTGGGCATCGGTTGCTGCGGTTGTGCTGCGTATAGTTTCCGCTAATTTGAGCTGAGCAGCTTCATCTTCGGCTGCTGCTTTAACTGCGCTGACTGCAAATGCGCCAACTGCTGCGCCTGCAGCTGCAAAAGCAATAGCGGCCTTTTTTCCAAATTCGCTGGCGCGCTCCCCAATCGAATCAATATCTTTAGAACCAGCCGCCAACTTCTTTTGGAAGTCTGCTGTGTCTGCTAGGAGTTTGAGCGTTAAGGCTCTTGAATCAGATGCCACTTATGCCCCACTTATCTAATATTTTGTTAAATGCTGCAGTCCATTGTGCCACAATATTTTTCTGTTCTTGGCGCAAAGTTGGATAAATAAACCAACCGCGAGAGCCGCGCCCTTGTCTACCAGAATATGCAGGAAATTGCTTAAACTTATTTGAACCAAATTCAAAGCCAGCCCAAAGCATCTGAGTATTTGCTCCACCGCTAAATCTTTGACTAGCAAAGCCATATTTAATTTCGCCAGTAGTGCTTGTTTTAGACACTTTAGATCCGCTAACGATTCTGTCAATTGCTTTTTGCCCTTTAGTTCTAGAGCCTGCAGAAATAGCAATTTGTTTTTGTAGGTAAGTAGCAAGAGCATTAGAACTTTGGCGAGCCTCGGCTTTGGCTTCATCGCCTAAAACTGAGAAGGCTTTATACACTTGACGCAGCTCGGTGCGATCAAATGCTGCGACTTCTTCAGCCATCCTTGTTCATCTCCTTTATCAGCTCGACTGCCGTTGCTACATCGTCCCAATCATCCCAATACTGCATCGGGATGCCAGTCTTAAGAGCAACTATTACTAATAGCCGCCTTACGCTGTCGGGCTGATGGCTTTTGGGTCATCGTTGCCTGTCTTAATGTCGGCAACTGTCTCCATCCATACTTCAAAGCTCTTTACTGGCTTACCAGCGCTTTCGCGTTTGTAAGCGTTATAGGCTAAGAACATTAAGTCCCAGATTCCTATATTTTCTTGAGCTTTGGTAATAGTGTGTCCAGTTGCCTTTTCCCACTTGGCCCATTCAGGCGGTTGAGCAATATAAGTTGCTGATTCCCCTGAGTTATATTCAATTGTGATTGATAGTTTCATAGCTCCCGATGCTCCGATCTATTAGGCGAAGTTCTCTGATGGCGTTCCAATTACTGTAAATGTCCAAGTGTCGGTAAGTGCTCCAGGAGCAGCTCCGCCAGCAGTTGGAAAAATTGGAAGGAATGTGAATGTAAATACTGCGCCTGTGGCTGCAGTAAAGACTGCGGTTACTACGCTATTTGCATAGTTTTCTGCTTCACCCCACATTGCTTCAAATAGCGAGCCTGGGGCTCCCCAATCTTGTAGCAATTCAATTGTAAATGTCCATTGTTTATCAACGGACTTGTAAGCGCGACCATCAAGGGTTTGATAAGTCTCAATAATCGTTTCAGCTGAAAGGACGGCGGATGTCGTTTGAGCATCGTAGCTAACCCCATTAAGGGTAAAGCTAACATCGCGCCCAGTTATTACTGTTGTTGGCATTTGGGTCTCCTATGCGGTTTGCTCGTAGCGGACGCTCAAGCGAATGTCTGCAACCAATAAATTGGTTGTTCCTACTGTTGTTACTGACGGCCTATCGACTGTCGATAACTCATACTTGGAAGCGTTTAGTGCTCCAAGAATACTAATGACCATTTTCTCTAGATTATCTAAAGCAGCGGCGTTGCTGAAATACGCAACGCAAGCAGTAATGGTGTAATTCAATTTAACTCTAGTTGTGGTTTTGCCTAAAAGTTCAAGTTCCATATAAGGCGCATCTGGGACTACTACGATAGCTGGAACGATAGGTGCTTCTGGAACCGAGTCATAAACATTAGCGCTGACTCCAGCAAGAGCAGTTTTGATTGCTCCTCTAACATCTGTGGCAATTGATGAGGCAGGCATTACCCCACCATAGTTTCAACATCAAGATATGGGCCAAGTAAGCCAGTTACTTTGGCAAGTAAATTCTTAGATAGGCGGTAAGGAGTAACGGCAAAATCAACGCCTTCTATTGATCCGCCTGCTGCGGTTCTTGCTTGGAAGATTTCAACGGAGATAGCCAGAATAGCAGCTTCAGCATTGGCATTTCCGACATAGTTTGATAATCCAGAGAGCGCAGCGTTGCCTGCTGGGATAATATTCTTTTCCAATATATCTGCATTGGTGATAGCGACTGTAAAGACATAATCGGTAATTTCATCATCGGTTACTGTGTGTGTGCCGTTAAATGGTGATCCGCATCCAGTAATGATGACGGATTGGCTTTGGGTGAATTCGTGAATTGTTGCGGTTTCAAAGTAAGCAATATTATCGGTAAGTTTGACTTTATTGATTTTGCTTTGGAATGTAACCAACATCGGTAAAACTATATTTTCAGAAGCATCTACTATGTCGTTGAGATAAGCATCGTTATATAGGGATGACGAAACGCCAAGAATCGTCCTAAGCTCTGTGGCCGTAACTATTGTTGGCATCTCGTCATCCTTTCAAGCAGTTAGGTGAGAAGCCAGCTCGGGAGCGGACTGGCCCTCACTTCTATTTTTTTATCAGCTCTTGTTAAACCAGTTAGCGCCAGCAGCAATCTTTGTTGCTAGTGCTCCATAGCCGTAGTAAGCGACCTTGATTTGTCCAGTTAGTAGGCCGTTTGAAACTACATTGGTCTCTAAGCGGAACTTGCTTGACTCATACCAAGTATAAGCCTCAGGATTTACGACGACCATTGAGTAATCGCCAAGACCTGTGCCACCTGTGCCTGAGATATTGCGATCAACGAATAGGTCAAGACCTAGAACATTGCCGCGGAGAGAAGTTGGCGAAGCTACGCCAGCTGCGTTTGATGGAGAAGTTGCAGTGAAGATTGGGCGGCCTGAAGTTTCAGCGTAGCCCATAATCTTGCCCCACTGTTGCGGAGAAACGATGATATTGCGAGCAAATCCGAGAGACGCTGAATAAACTGCTGCGGCTGCGGATGATGCGTAAGCGACAAGTCCAGCTGCATCTTCAGTTGTTGCAGTTGCATTAAGAGCGCCTGTGTTAGCAACATTTTCCATTACATAACGGTCTGTCTCTTTTGCGTATGCGTATTCCATCTGACGGACGAGTTCATCAAAGAACGCTGGTGAGCTGCGATCTAATAGTTCTACGGAGAAGGTCTGACCCCCAGCGAACTTTTTTACATCAACAGAAATAAAGCTATTGGTAAGGCCTGTCTCATTAATTTCTGCGGCTTCAGCTTCTACTCCAACAGTTGGAACTGCAGTGATCTTAGGAATTTCAAAAGTCATTCCTGCGTCTGGCAATACTCCACCAGATAGCGCCGAAATAAACGGCCTGTCTGCATTAGATAGAGGATTAATTACTTCAGTCAATTGACGAGTTGGAATCAAACCACTGTTATTGCTAGTGGTGTCGTCTGCTGCGCGAACATAAGCGCGAGCATCATCATTTCCTAGAGCAGCGCGAACGCTATTCTCTAGATATTTTGCCTTTGTAAACTCAAGGCGAGGTGCAGTGTAAAAGGCTGGGCGAGCTGCCTCAACCATATTTGCTTTAGCTGCTTCAACCGCTTCTTCAACGGCAGGAGCAGGAGCGGTAGTGTCAGACACTTGGTCTCCTTCGTTTGGTTTCTCTGAATCAGCGGTTGCTAAATCAGAATCTTCTTTTGGTGCTTCGTTCTCTGATGCTGCTACTTCACTTACGCGAGCAGAATCAATTGCTGGATCAGTAACTAGAGAAACTTCATCTAGGGTTGCAGAGGTAATCTCCATTACGCCTTTATTGTTGGACCATTCATTTATCTGAGCTCCAACGCTAAAGCCATCGCGCAATCCTTCAGTTGCCTCGATTAGAGCATCTTCTCCAACCATAGTATTGGCAATCTTAAAAGTGGCTTCAATTCCATTTTTTGTTACATTGTGAGAGACCATTTTGCCAATTGGGCGAGTGCGGTCGTGCTCTAGGAGAAGCTTGACTGGCTTCATTTCGATTGAGTCAGCTGCAAAGACTGTTGGGCCTACTGAGGTATTGCCTTGCTCATTCCAAGTTACAATAGTTCCAGTAATAGTCCGCTTAATAGTATCGGCCGCAGTAACGACCATTGGGATATTAACTTTCATTTGGGATTAAATCTTCCTCTCTTTGAATCTGCTCAACGCTCATTGCGCCAATGCGATTTAGGATTTCATAAACTTGAGCTCTCTCTAAAGCGTTACCGCGTAGGAAGTCATCAAGTGCAAAGCGCGTCATTACTGGATTAGGTGTGAAATCTGGTAATGATAAGCGTTCCTCAATCGCTTTAAGTATTGGGCGAAGTGAGAAATCAACTAGCGAGCGCCGTTCTGAAACTGCATTGGAATAGGTCATTGAAGTCGTCTCGGCGCTCAAGAAGTAGGCAGGGATACCGCAAGCTCTAGCAAGTTCCAGCGCCACATATTGACGCGCTTCAGCTAGTTGCATTGATTTAGGATCAAAGCCAAATTGTTGCAATTCCACATCAGCATTTAGAAATGCAGTTGAGCGAGATTGACGAGCAGTTTTCCAAGCAGTTAGCAAGGACGAAATTCTTTCAGCAGTTAAGTTAGTTCCATTTGATTTTAAAACCATACTTGGAGCAGGCTCTTTAGCATAATTAACTGCAGCGTTTTCTAGGAATACTGCAGCAGCAATTGTCTTTCCAGCGCGGTGCAGTAATCCTTCATCTCCGCCATCAAATCTAATGATTGAGCCGACTCCGCTAAGTGGAACGGATTTACCATCAACTTTATATCCTGTAATTGTGGTGTTTAGGAAATCTGTATCAACTGTAACGCGGTCTGGGCTGACGCGAGTCCAAGCTCTTACTCGACCGCCATCAGTTGCGCTATACATCTCAAGAACTTGACCATAACCAGCACCATAAAGCCAAATATCTTCAGCAAGCCAAGTATAAATTACAAATCCTGCAACTCTTGGGTCTGGCTGATTGATAACTCTGTGTGGATCTACATATTGTCCAGTTATGCGGTTAAAAGTTGTGAGAGGTAATGAGCCAATAGTTCCGCAGATGATATTGCGAGCTCTTGCAACGGATGGAACGCTCATTGCTAATTGGCGAGTGGTGTTAGTTGCTCCGCCTAAAATATTATAAACCGAATCTGAAATCTGCACTGGTGTTAATGCAGCTTGGACATCAGTTACGATTGCTGGCTTAGCAGATTGCACTGACGGAAATAGAAAATCTCTTATAGCACCCATTGCTTACATTGTAAATGAGCGGACTTACACTATTTGAATATCTACGCTAGTTTCCGCCATTGTTGCATAGTGAGTCGCTAGGGCTGAAGCAATAGCTCCACAAATAGTCGTATTTGAAACCTTACGACCCATTACCCATCCGCCATCACCGAAAGGAAGTTTGACGGCGGATAGGCATTGCTTGGTCAGCTCTTCCTGTCCCGAGTGAGCTAACCGCTGAGATGAAATTGCTCCCAGTAATTCATCGCAGCTTTGGGCATAATCAAGGCCATCTATTGGCTCGACTCTTATTCCTGCAGGAGCTAATCTAGCCGCTACCGCTGACGCAGTTCTAGCCGAATAGGCAACCAACTGGACTGGATATTTCCTCACCCATTCCGCTACATCATTAGCCATTGCTTTATCATCTAAATTTGCAGGGTTATGCCAAGTCTGAAGCAATATGACTTGGAACTTATCGCCTTCGAGTCTTTGGCTGGCAACCAGCGCAGCTTCTTTTCTGCTAGGGCTTAGATCAATAGCAAGCCAAGTATCAGATTCAGGGTTGAGTCGAAGTCCCTCAACTTTGCAACTTTCCCACTGAGACGGATTGATAACTGGGTTAATCGTATCTACCCATTGGCATAAGACTTCTGTGCGCACAATGTCTTCGGGGTCTGATAAGACCGCTCGGATATTATCTGGATGGACTGTTAAGCCAAGAGATGGATTAGCTTGGCAGACACCTAGCCAGAACTCTGCTGAATTATCAAATTTAATACCCTGAGGCGCTGACCATTCGAACCAGCCAATATCATCAGTGCCGCCAAAGATGGCAGCCATTGCGCGTTCCCTAAGTTTGTTTAGAACAATGCTGTGTTGATCTCCAGCATTTGAATAAACCCATATTTGAGGATTGGCTGAAGCCATTTGCGTATATCTAAGAGCAGACCACACATCCTCATCTTTATACTCTCTAGCTTCGTCTAGGTGTATCGTTTCTGGGGCTGCAATGCCTCTACCAGCCGAGTTATTGGCTCGGACGATATATCTACGCCCTTCAGTAAATTGAAGTTCCTGAAATCCCTTACTTTCCAGCTTCTTAGTAAATTCAGCAGCTAGTCTAGGATTCTGTTCAATAATTCCATAAATCTTATAAAAGAGCTCTGCTGAAGTAGTTAGTTTGTGGGCCGTATGGACTTGCAGTTTTTCCTTTAATACATAAATCCTAAATAGAATTTGAAGCGCCATAAAGGTGGATTTACCTTGCTGACGGGCACAAAGCAAAGTAACTACTGGGTGAGCCCATCGGCCGTCAGGTTTGTATTTAAGTGAGTGATGAGCTAGCCATTGCTGCCAAGGCATTAGTTCAAAGCCAATTTCTTCACAGAATTTAATCATTTGCTCGCCATAAGAAGGCAAATCATTAAGTTTTGTGTGAATTCGAGGATTTACCACACCTCGGTAAGCCGATTCGTCCCTGATAAGCGCAATCTCGCCCAATTCGGCCATAGCGATTTCTTTCATTCCGAATAGTGCCTAGCCGAGCCATTTTCAGGGAAAATCTTCCCAATGGGGGTCGTGGTCC